GTCCTGCGGCTGCGTTGCTCATCGCATTGCAGGAGCGCGAGACGCTGTTCTGCATCCCGCGCATCGACTGTGAGGCCTTTTGGGCCTGTTTTGTGATCGCGCTGAAGTCTGCGCCGGCGCGGACCATTAAATTGCGTACTACTGCCATATCAGATCTCCTCTGTTCCGCCGAAGAGCTTGTTCAGCGCCCGCACCTGCGCGTACATCTGCTCATCGCTCATTTCTTTCCTGGTGTTGTCGGACGGGAAGGCTGATTCGTAGGACGGCGGGTGCTTCGCCCAGACCATCACGCGGATCAGCGAGGCGAGGTTATAGGCGTTTCTTCGCTGCGTCCTCGCCTCATCTTCCATCTGCTCGCGCCGGCCCTGCAGCCAGAGCGCGAGCTCCCGCGGCGTCATGAGCGCCCACTCGCTGCGCGTCAGGCCGATCTTGGCCGCCGCCAGCATGCTCTCTGTGAAATAGCCTCGGCTCAGGTAGGGTCCGCTTCTGCCTCGGCGTCCTCAGTCTCGTCCGCGGTTTCATCCGCGTCCGGGAAGGCTGCCTGCATCGCTTCGCCCACGGCGGTGATCAGCGGGATCACCCCGCTGATCCCCAGCGCGTCGAGCCATCCGTCGAAGGTATCGCGCGTCAGCTGGGGGTCCTCCGCCTGGCACATGAGCCACAGCATCAGGACCATATAGTCATAGCGTCCGGCCTGATACGCCAGCTGATCCAGACCCACTCGCGTGATCTGGGAGAACCGCATCAGGACGCCGTGGGTCATCCTCAGCGGGAAGGTCCTTCCGCCGAGGGTGACCACCGGGGTCAGCTTCTCTTCCATCCGTTCCTCCGATCAGATCAGCCCGCGCTGGTGCTGGTGGCCAGGGTGGCCGCGCCGGAGACCGCGAGAGAGATGTCGAAGGTGACGGCGCCGTCCACGTCCGCGCCGGTGGCGAAGCGGCTGACGCCCGCGTTGAAGCTCCAGGTCTTTCCGATCTTCGCCGGGAAGACGATCTGGCAGGCGACGACGTCGCCGCTGGCCAGCAGGCTGTACAGCTCCGCCTGGCCGGCGTCCGCGCCGTCCATGAAGCCGGAGGCCGTGACCTCGCCGGCGTCCTTGAAGCCGGGCTCCTTCTCACGGTAGCCGCTGGTGTTGTCCAGGGCGGTCAGGTCGACGTTGTCGGCGCTGATCTCGATGCCGTTGATGCTGCTCAGGCCGCCGACTTCCTTGCTGTTGACGATGAGCTTGGTGCCGAGTGCTCTTGATTTAGCCATAAAGTACCTCCTTAAAGTGTCGGTGTCCTATTCGGACACAATTTCAGCTTTTTACAGCGGCGCCTCTCCGCTGTGCTTCAGCTGGTTGATGATAGGCCGCAGGTTGGTCGGGACCGATGCTTCGTCCCCGACCGCGTCCCTGTGGTCATACCAATGCAGCGTGAGGCTCTGGACGGCCAGTGTGTACTCCGGATCCTCCTCTGCGGGCTCCGGGACGCCTCCCTTGTTGAGGTAGGCCTTCGCCGCTGCCATCAGAGACGTGATCAGTGCATCGTCGTCCGTGCCGTCCACGTGCATGAACTGCTTGCAGGCAGTGAGGGCGGCGGCCTGCGCAGCCGCCTCCGCCTCAGCTGCTTCCGCGGCTAACGCCGCCGCCGATCTCCTCGCCATGGCGCTCTATCAGCCGGCGCTGACGCCCGTGCTGAAGTACACGAAGCCCTCGTGCTCGATGACGTTGCCGCCCAGGGCCACGTCGCCGAGGATGGTGTGCATGCGCTCGATGGCCTTGACGCTCTCGTCGATGCGGATCTCGTAGTCACCGAAGAGGCCGAGCAGGTAGTGCAGCGGGTTGCCGTAGACAAGGTCGCCGTCCGCGAGCTCGGGGGTGAGCACGTAGGGGATCTGCACGCCGCCGTCCGCGATGATGCCCGTGTTGCCGTTGCCGGACGGGGTGATCTTGAACAGGCGGGCCTTCTCGTTGGTGCCGCGCAGCTCGCCGAAGGCCTTCAGGGCCGCCTTCTTCAGCAGCAGGTTCGCCGCGCCGCCGAGCTCTGAGTTGGCGCCGTAGGCGAAGTACAGCTCGTCCAGGGTGTCGACGTCGATGCTGGAGTAGGTGTCGGTTTTGATGATCGAGCTGCCTGCCTTGTTGAGGGCGTTCTTGATGCCGTACATGGTCTTGGTGGCATCCAGCGAGTCACCGTTGACGATCAGGTTGACGGCGCTGCGGCGCAGGGCGCGCAGGGCCATCTCCTGGACGCGGGCGTAGTAGTTCGCCGGGCTGAGCTTGGCGATGTTGCGGTCCACGTAGCTGGTCGTGGTGACTTCGACGGGCTTCAGCACGGAGATGCCGAAGCTCGGGTCGGAGCTGTTGCTGCGGGCCTGGCCGGACTTGCTGGTGATGTTGCCGACGGTGCCGTCGAACTCGCTGATCAGGTACGGGACCTCGTAGCTGCCGAGACCGGTCAGGTCCACGACCTGGACCATGTCCAGGATGCTGGAGATGGCGGCGCCGTCTCCGTGGATCTGGCTGTCAGCGCCGGTCGGCTGCACCAGGGTGCCGCCGATGGTCACGGCGTTGCGCAGGCTGCGCAGGATCTCCGCTTTGGTGATGCGCACGCTCTGGTGGTTCATGAGCTGGGTGCCGCGCTCGGCGTTCATGTCACGCTGCTCGGCTTCGGTGGGGACGGCCTCGAAGATCCTGCGGGCGCGCTCGTTGATCAGGTTCTGAACCCGCGCGATCTCGTCGTTGATGTTGCCCACGCGCTCCATGGCGCTGTTGTACGCCGTGTTGTCCCCGTTCTCAAGGGCGGCCTGGGCCTCGTTCAGTGCCGCGTCGCGTTCCGCGGCCAGTGCGATCAGTTTTCTCTCCATGTTTTGATACCTCCATGAAATAAGATAAAATTATATCAGCGGCAGGCCTTCGCCTGTTGGCCGCGGATATGCTAAGGATTGCGGCTTCCTGCTGCCATGACCAGCAGCAGGGCCAGCGCGATCAGAGCCGCGCCGCCGGTGATGATGCCCGCCGGCAGGCAGATCATGGCTGCGCCCGCGGTGACCGCGGCGCATCCCAGCAGGAAGAGGAGCAAGGCCAGCACGATCATGCGTCCTCACCTCCGCCCTGGCCGCTTTCCGCGCGCTGCCGGCTCAGTTCCCGCCAGTCCTGCAGCGGCACGTAGTTCAGGCTCGCGTAGTGATCCGCGCCGCCGTCCACGTCCGGCAGGTCTTCCAGGGCCCGGATGTCGTTGACGCTGAAGGCGCCGTTGTCGCGCATCTCCCGGTACCAGGTGCCGCGGCTGTTGAAGTCGCCGCGCAGTTCGTTCATCAGGTTGCCGCGGACCCGCAGGCCCCTGTCCAGATCCTGCGGCGTCAGCAGCTTGTAGCTCAGCTCCTGCTCCCAGATCACCGCGTTCGGGTGCAGCGTTCCGACCACGTACTCGATGGCGTTCTGTTCGTTCGAGCTGTAGCTCTGCTTGCCGGCCTGCAGCTTGTACAGCGGCACGCCGAAGACCCGCGCCAGATCCTCCACACTCAGGGCGCTCTGTTCGACAAACTGCGCGTCCTTGTTTGAGATGCTCAGGGGCTTGTAGTCCAGGCCCATGTCCAGCACGGCTACCTTCCCGGCGTTGTCCGGGCCGCTCTGACGCTTCGCCCACTCTTCACGCATGCGGTCCTTCTTGCTGATGGTCCGCTGCGTGCCGTCCGCGTCGGTGACGGTCACGGTGCCGGAGAGGTCGGATTCCGTCCGCAGGATCCCCGCCGGCTGGCCGCCGTTCAGGTAGTAGCTGGCGCTGTAGTCCTGCGCGGCCTTGGCCGTCCGGATGATCTCCTGGGCGCGCTCGAGGTAGCCGATGCCCTTGTACCCGTTCTTGGTGAAGGCCATGACGTGCAGCACGTCCATCTCGCTGCAGGTGATGGTCCGGCTCTCGAAGGGATGCTGGATGCTGTAGCGCAGCGAGCCGTCGCTGAGCAGCTGCACCGTCCAGAAGCCGGAGGGGATAGGGAATAGAGCCGTCGGTCTCAGCGTGGCCGGGTCGCGCTGGATCCACGCGATCCCGTTTCCGCTGCACACGCGCTCGGCCTCGACCTGTTTCCGGAAGGCGAAGGGTGTCTGCAGCCGGTTCGGCCGCATGGCCAGCAGGCCTATGATCGGATGGTCCACGTGCTCCCTGGTTGCGCTGTCGTACACGTAGAAGGGCATCTTGCCAAGCGAGTCCGACAGGATGTCGATGCACCGGCTGACGGTGCTCAGTTTCATGGCCGCGTCCTGGTCCGTCCGGATCACCTTCGTGCTCAGGCCGATGCTCTCCGGCGTCACCGCGTTGCGTACTTTCGGCGGCTCTCGCGCCGACCTCCCGCCCAGCAGGGCGGCGAGTCCCCGTTCAAAGCTGTTCATATCACGG